AACCAGAGTGATTACATACATCATGTGCCCAGCAAGGGTGAATATAAAACTCCGCACAGAGTTTAAATTATCTGCATTGATAATTCTCTCAACAAATGGTGTGGATAGTGTCTTGTGTTGGAATGCTTCAAGCATCCGAATACTTCTGCCTGCTGAAGCACCAGATGAGCCTTCCTTAGATTGGGCCATCCACACTACAGACAAAGCACCCTGAGCAATACTTCTTGCATCAGCACATCCCACTGGAACATAAATGTTATCTGCTCTGCTTAAGGGTGATCCTGTAGCATTTGCTGCATCATAAAAAAACTCAGTTGACCATGTACCAAAAGCAATCAGATAGTTCAGGTATTTGGCAATGGCTACACCACCATCAAACTCCACCTCAGCCGTAATGTAGTTTAAGGCATTCCAGACTAATGGCAGTTCAATGTCTGATCCATATATTGTGCCATCAGGTGTCATCACATAGTAGGTGCCGTCAATCACCACAATACCCGGCACCGTCTGTTTAAGAAGCTGTGAAGTAATGGTTCCTATTGCTGGTGAAGCCAAAGCACCCGACACGGTATAGGTAAATGTTGTAGTATCCACATAGGTAATAACAACAGTGCCGTTGTATCCAGCGGGACTTGCCCCTGCAATGGTTACTGTCCTACCATTGGTATATCCATGTGCCGCTAAGGTTACAGCAGTAGCAACACCACCTGTCTGTGTGAGACTTGATACTGTCTTTGCAGCACCGTCAGCCTGATTCGAGGGGTAGTCAACATCAGTGATTTGAGTAAGTGTGCCTGCATCACCATCATACACCCAACCCTTGGCTGAATTTTTAAATACTAATGGCGGATTAGACATATAATGTCACCCCAAAAGCAGAACTAGATAAACCTCCCAGAGTGCCTAGATCAACCATGCCTCCTGCTGCTGTCCAGCGGAAGGCGTGTGTATATCCCCCAGCAGTAAGTGCATTACCCACCACAGTGGCACCATCGGGGGAACAGCCATACGCTGCACTGGTTGCACCTCCCAGGGTGCCAAGATCAACCATGCCGCCTGCTGCTGTCCAACGGAAGGCGTGTTGCACACCTCCCGCTGTGTAGGCATAGCCAACAACCACAGAGCCATCAGAAGAACAGGCTGTTGCCGTACTTGCTGTGCCTCCCAAAGTGCCAAGATTAACCATACCGCCCACTGCTGTCCATCGGAAGGCTCTTTCCAGTGTAGCCCCAACAGTGGTGGATACACCCACAACCACAGAACCATCAGAGGAGCACCCCTCAGCGATTGCTGCTGTTCCTGTGCCTAGCGGGGTGAGTTCAACCATGCCACCTGCTGCTGTCCAGCGGAATGCTCTGTTCTCAGTTAAAGCATTTGCTGCATAGCCGACAACTACAGAGCCATCAGAAGAACAGGCGTATGACACCCCGTATGCGCCACCAAATGTGCCCAGATCAACCATGCCTCCTGCTGCTGTCCAGCGGAAGGGTCTATCGGCTGCTCCTGCATTGTATGCATCACCAACAACCACAGAGCCATCGGAAGAACACCCACGGGCACTACTATTTGTACCACCCAGAGTACCCAGATCAACCATGCCACCTGCTGCTGTCCAATGGAATGCTTTTAGCGCTGCTGCCCCAGTCTGGGCATAGCCCACTATTACAGAACCATTAGATGAAATTCCATTAGCACTACTAGTTGTGCCTCCCAGAGTACCGAGATCAGCCATGCCACCTGTAGTAGTCCAACGGAAGGCTCTCAATTGCCCTGACCCATTATATGCCTGACCCACAATAATAGGGCTACTTACGGGCAATGATCCACCTGTATATGTCCAACCAACCCCCGCCCCTGTATTAGGCAATTGAATTGGTGGAGCACTCAGTACATCGTGTGGTAAATTCACTGGGCAGGTATAGTCAACCGGCTCTAAACTTCCAAGGGCTGTGTTGGTAGTTCCCAAATAGAATGTCCCATTGATAATGATGAACATATCATTCAGATAACGACCAATTGCTTGCGGTGTTCCAGACACACCAACAGGAACAGCCCACACAACTGTTCCCGGTCTTTTAATAACAGCAGTAGTTGTCTCGGATAGCTTCTCAGCATAACCGTTTACAATCTTGGCATCCTTGTTCATTGTCGAGTCACGAGACTCGATTGAACTGACCAATGAGAGTGGAATTGGTGGTTTCATTTTATCTGTTTGTTGGCATAAAAAATGTGCTTGTTTCTTCCTGACTCCAATCAGCCAACTGCTTACGGAAAGCTTCAGACTTCGCCATAATCCGTTGTACTGTCTTCTCATCAGGCAGTGGGTATTCATCCATTACATCATCAGCCAAGCCATAGACCACTGCTTGATAGCCCTCTTGGGGCAGGTCTAGTACTTCTGTCCCTGAGTTGAAATCATACACAGGTGTCTGTGCTGTAAGATATGCAGTATGTGTGCTATCAGAGGGTGCACCATAGAACTTAGCCACACCGTTCAGCAGTTGCGGATCATAGAATACTTGGTTGGGTGTGCCCGCAGTAGTCTTAAACCCCAGTTGGTTGTACTCTTGGCGAGAAATAATTGTCAGGCTCTGATCTAGGCCAGAGCTATCCCGCACATAAGAACCTTCAATAATACACATCGGACGATCAGTAACAACTGCCCCTGTTCCTGTTGCTGTTGGGCCAATTTGATAAGACACATTGCCAGTAATCAAAGGCACAGCAATCTCAGATAACTTCCAGAGATACTTCCCATCTTTCTCCCATGCCTTAAGCATAAGATTCATAGCAAAGGCACAATTGGTGTAGTCCTCTGTGCTGGGCAGTTCCCCAGCACCAATGGCTTTGATCTTACGCAGGGCCGCTTTGATAAGGTCATCGCGGGTCACACTTAACGTTGTGGTGCGTGGCATTTTATATGTTCCTGTTAGTCATACTGAATGTTTACTTCACCAGCATCAAAAGCATCTGTGCCATTAGTGGTGGTCAGTACCACCCTGTCTAAAGCCCCCGCCAAAGCAATCCTACCTGCTGTATAAAATGTGCTTGCTGCATCCGAACTACAAAGCACACCAGAAGCAACCCATGTGTTTGATGTAGCATTCTCTAAAGTTAGTGTGACTGTGCCATGAAGAACTTGAGCAGCCGTAGCACTATTAATACCAAACCCAGCAGTAGCTGCTGCTGAGGCTGCTGTTGCTCCAATAATACTGGTAGAGGAGCTTAAGTAGCCTGATGTAGTCACTGAACCTGACCCCACCTGAATTAACTTTACTGATGTGCCATTAGTAGAAACACCCACCAAGTTAATTTGAATTACCTTAGCCCATGCAGGGATAGAAAGGAACGTAATTGATGTTCCTGATGTGGTGGCTTGTGCTGTACCTAATACTGGCTTCCGATCAGCATATGCTGTAGTTGCAATCTTGGTACTGTTATCACCGATGGCTTGTGTGGTGCCCACAACTGCTGATTGGATTGTGGTAGTAACTGCTGTTGCTGTTGCTGCATTGCCATCAATGGATGTAATTCCTGTCAGCACCAAAGCAGCAGAAGCCCGATTGATAGCTACTGCTGTTGTCCCAATATACATTGTCTGTGCAATGGGTGCATAGGTTGATGCCGCATTGGCTATTGTTAGATAGGTGGCTGTGGCACTAGCCTGAGTTAAATAAGTAGAAGCAGCCACCGATGCTGTTAGCAAGCCTAGATTAGATATAACCTGTGCCCCAGTTGTCGGTGGTACATTGGCCAAACCAAGGGCTTGATACACTGTGGCATCAACATCATTGAGCCATGCTGCATCAATGACTGGTGTTGAGTAATCTACAAAAGTTTTAGTAGTCATAGTGGAAAGAATCCAATAAGTAATTCTGGTGGGGGCAACACATCATAGCCGGGAATAGCCTGTCCGGGGATAGCCCATCCCGGTATGGCTCCTGAGTAACTACCCATAGCACTCGCCCGACCCTCTGTAGGATCAGGTCTGCTAAAAGGGGTGGACTGGTCATCCTTGATCCCCTTAATAAATTCTTGTGGGGGGCGGGGCTCCCAGTCTTTGTTACAGACCATGAAGCCATCCCACCGTTTGCGTAATTCAGACCCCTTAAACTTGAAGCCACATACGTCACATATGGCGTTGAAGTCTCCGTGTTTAAAGTAATCTCTGCTGCCCATTTTACTTGATGTACTTCTTAACAGAAATTTCGATTGCAAAACCAAGCACTGCACTAGCTGCCCAGCCCTGTGTAGCCAACAGCAACTTGCCGGTTACGCCGGCTGCTTCTGTGTTCCTCCAATACGTGTGCTTAGGAATGTGCCCCCTGCCCTCCAAAGGAACAATCAGATCGTTCGCTGTTGCCTCCCAGTACAGGTACACCGAGAGTGTGTCTTCAATGTTGTACTGAAGAAACTCCACAGCTACCCGATTGGGCAAGCCCTCGATAGAGCCAATTGGAAACAGCAAAGCCGGATCAATTGCAACAACTGCACCCGCTGTCCCTGTGATTGTCACTGCTGCCGCTGCATTGTTCTTCAGTGCTACATTGTTGACTGTAATGTGGGTTGCATCCACAATTGATGTGATATATGTTCCAGCGACAAATGTTGCTACACCATCACCAAAGGTAAGATACTGCCCAAGGGTTGGCACTAAAGCACCAGCCACAAACGCAACGGCATTGGAGCCAAGGGTGGTAGTAAACCCACTGGCCCCAATTGTCCCTGTTGCAGCCACATCCGATGTGTCAAGAACACCCACGATCTTGACGATCATGTTCCTTGGCCCATCCTCTATGACTTGTCTTTTAACTAGGTTTGCCATGTGCTTCTCCTATTATCTTTCTGCTGCTGTGAAGACGAAGTCCATGTTCATAGTTTTAGACGAGGCCGTTCCTGACTGGACAGCTACAGTAGGATTCAGCACTGCCGTTGGGAATGCTGTCGGTGTCAGTGTTGCAACTGGCCCCAGCGGTGTTGGTGTATCTTGGCTAAGGTCTTGTCCAATCAGACCGGTGCCAGCATAAACCTCAATCACGCCTTTGCTTGTCACGGTGAAGGATAGATCAAAGTCTGTTGCATTAACAGGTGTCAATGCCGCTGCTGGAATTGTGACGCTGCCTTGTGATACACTTGAGGCTACTACGTTCAGTGTAATTGCCGTTGATCCCGATACCTTGCTGAAGTAGATACCATCAACAACAGTAAATGGGGTGGTCGTGGTTTGAATCAGGCCCCACAAGATTGCTGGGTTGGTTACATCAGCCAACTGTCCCCGTGCAAGGAAGGCCAGCTTTTTGGTTGCTGTATTTACAAAGTCTGCTGCTGTGGTTTGAACTGATACAATATCAGTAACCAGCGGTGTGCTGCTATTTGTGGTAAACAGCAGACGACCATATGCCCCCGGCGTTGCTGCTGCTGTGCCATTGGCATTTACTGTTACCGTATAATCTGCTGCATTATAGTGCAGGAAGTCATCCTCATACACAGCATAGAAAAATGGATTGGGGATGCCCAGCCGATTGAGGGGCTGATACGGTGCATCCTGTGTGAAACCTGCGGGAATCCGCATTGGTGCTTTAGACATTATGTTCTCCTATAGACTAGTCGTCGCCTTTCGGCAAAGAGTTTTGTTAAGCCCCTTTACCCAACTTGGGTGAGGGTGTCATACGATGTTTCTTGTGCCCTGCTTCTGTTTCCAAACCCGGATACGAAGCTCCCTTTGATGGTGCTGCTTTTTCTTTCGTCTTAGCCATTATGATTCTCCGAAGAGAGGAAGGGGGATTGCTCCCCCTACCCTTTCATTAAACACCAGTAGAACCAACAACGCACTGGGGGTTAGCCCAGCCAGCAGAGAAGCGCATAGATGCTTTGTACTTCGCATTTTCCGTCTCGAAGTCGTTGTCATCACGCAGTTCAACCGGACGACGATTCATTGTAATCAGACCTGCGGGAGCGTCTGTTTGGATGAACCACATTGTCGGGCTGGTCAGGTATTGCCAAACCAGAATCTCAGGAATTGTGCCCTGAGCCTTCAACACGTTAATATCATTGTTTCCTGTGCCGGCTTGATACGGGCTGTGCAGGATACGGGCAGCGTTGAATTGCTCATTGCGATGGATAATCAACCGGCGTTGTTGCAGCATTGCGGGCAAACCACGAGAATCTGTGATTGCTTGCAGGAGGATAATCATATCCTCAATAGCTGCTTCAGACAGATCAACATCCACTGCCGGACGGTTGGCAAAGGTATAACCAGTTTTGTAGGTGTGGGTTGCATTCAGCAACGTAACACCATCAGCACCGTTATAACCAGTTGTCGCTGCACGATTCAGGACATTCGCGTGAACATACTCACGGGTCTTTTCCATTGAACGGCGCAGTTCTTTTGTCCGAGACTGAGACAAGACTGGATAGAGATTGTCTTCAAGCTCTTCACGAGTGACCATGTAGCCATTCTCATAAGTGAGGTGCAAGAAACGAGCCACATCACCTTGAACATGGGCGTCATAGACACCTGCTGCGCCCTGATCTTTAACCGCTGCAAGACCAAACGCTGTGTATTCCACAAGGTCTTCCCACGATTGCGATGAGGTGCGCTGCTCAAAGATTTTTGAGTATTGCAGTGGATAATCATCCGCTGCCTTTTGGAACATTTCATGTACTCCGGGCCACATGGCCTTGAGGAATGTCCCTGTGTTAATTGGGCCTGCCATTTTTACTCTCCCCTATTAAATAGCAGTAGTGCCCGCATTATTCAGCTCATGCAAGTTGAAGCTTACATAAACCTTCTGATACGCGCCCACAGCATTGTTAGGTTCTTTCACCAAGCCGCGAATCTTCAGATTCAAAGTGTTCGTGGTAGCGATTGTTGCATTAGCCAGATAAGAACCAGAAATCGGGTTAGTGGCAACGGAAGGTGCCGCAACTGTAAATGAGGCATTCTTGTTCAGGTTTGCAGTGGTCAGGTTAGTTGCTACCGAGCCACATTGAATCTCACAAACCAGATCAGCTGCATCAGCCACAAGCACATACACTGCTGTAGCATTTGCTGCTGGGATATACCCCGGTTGTTCCAAGTTAAGTGCTGCGCCCTGCATGGATGTTCCAGGATATGCTCCCAGAATACCCACGACAACGCCACGCACTGTTTCAGTTCCTGCTGTAGCTTTCGCTACCCCCGGTACACCGTTGGCATCCCCTGTAGCGGCACTAATAACTGCATCCCCGATGTAGATCGCATTGCCATTGCTGGCAGCAACATAGTACAGGTTTGACTGACCGTTGTAAGAGGAACCATTCAAGTGCATTACGGGGCGGAACCCGAATGGTGCATTGATGTTCGCCATGATTGTTTTCCTTAATTAAAAGTGATTGTTTGTTATCGTTCGACTGTCACCTTATGACCGATACTGCGCTCTACTTCCTTACCAGTTTCTTGTATCAGTTGATCCACTTTGCTGTTGGCTTTGTCAAAGGCTTTTTGATCCTCTTGCCAAAACTCCCACGGCTGAA